TCATGAGTTCGGAATTCTTCCCATAATCTCATGGCTACAATATCTCTGGATGCTTCTCGGCCTGAGAGTGCATGAACTTGCCTAGTCGGGTAATATGCCGCCAAGCGGATGGTTCTCGACCCTCACTGAATGTCCGTGTCTGATCGATGTTGGCCGAATTGATGCGATAGCCCTTGAGTTGCATATACTCTTGGCAGAGTGGGCAGGTTCTTACTTGCTTGATTTTCATGGTTCCCCTCTCAGATCGGCTTATCCTTCCTGCCTCCAAAGAGTTTGGAAGCAGGCGGGAGGGCCGAGCTAGATGTTGATCCCTAAGTCTTTGTATAGCTGGAAGAGCACAGCTTCATCCTGGTCCTCGGGCTGATCCTCGTAGGCCATGATGATTTCTACCGCTTCGTGCTTGGTGAGGTAATCCCGGAGTAGGAGGACATTCAGACCGTCAATCAGCTTTTGGTGCGGTGCATTGGGGGTCATAGTTGTTCCCTTCTCTCAGTGTACACTTTAGCACACTTTCGTATAGGCGTCAAGCATCTCTAATCTGGCTTGCGCGTAGGATAAAAGTCATGTAAAATGGGTTTATGGCCCGCACAGCTTCGCAATCGAACCGCCACTCAGAAGGGCAAACGCCGTGCGGGCCGCGCTCTTCTGGGTGGCGTTTTGCTTGTGAGGCGGCATGGGGGATAAGCTCCTAACTACGGCGCTCCTAATGCTATGGGCTATCTTCTTTGCCGGGACAATTTATGTAGCTTATCGTTCTCTGAGTTCAGGACCATGAAAGAATGGCTACTTCGATTCCTAGCTTGAATACTTCCGGGGCCGAGATGTGAGTAAACGACAACGAAGGGCACATAGAAAAGAACAGAGTCGACCGGCAAATTGGTATTGCGTGCCGAATGAGCGCCACATCAGTGCTGAAGTCACCGATGCGCGGGAAGACTTGTCTGCGTTTAATGCATTGCATGGCATCAGACGAATTCGCCATCCCTACAGCCGAATTGATGTCGCCAGAAATAGGGTCGCCAAGAAGTTCATGGAGATTACCACTGATCCCGAATCCAGTCTCACGATGTTGGATACGGATCATCTTCACGAACACGACTCCGTTCTTAGACTGATCGAAGACAACGTGCCTGTTGTTGGGGCATTAGCGTTTCGACGTGGTGAACCATTTGATCCTCAATGTTACGTCCTAGACGGGGGAGACCTGAAACAGCCTATCGAGTGGAAGCCTGGTCTCTTGGAAGTGGACATCATTGGGTCTGCAGCTATCTGCATTCGGCGCAAAGTATTCATGGAATTGGAGGAGAAGGGCTTTCACTATCCCTGGTTCAGGAATCTCTACGAGGACAATTCAGACACATTCTTGGGTGAGGATTGGGACTTCTCCCAAAAGTGCCGGGCCGCTGGGATAAAGCTCTACTGTGATATGCGGATCGTTCCTCCCCACCAGGACATTTTGTGGATAGACCAGAAGCCGTGGTTGATGCGACAAAGTTTACTGATTCCTGATTCAACAGCACGGATGGGGCCGGAGCCGTGGTTCCAAGAGGACAATTCTAAGTGGGCTGAACTGAAGGACTCCCACAAGGACGAGACCTGCATCATCATTGGGAATGGCCCCTCCCTCAAGGAGATCCCGGTTGAGTTCCTCCAGAAGCATTCTTCCTTCGGGACGAACCGTATCTATGCCATCCGTCACTTAGAGGGTTTTTACCCGACATACTACTGTTCAGTGAATCCTCTTGTTTTGAATCAGTTCGGGGCAGACATGATCCAGAAGTACAAGGGGAGGGTACGGAGGTTCTTCCTGGCTTCCAACTACTTGAGAGGGAACCCGATCAAGGAACAGCCTGCGGTAGTTCCTATCCAGTCTTTAGCGGATAACAAGTTCTTCCCTGATCCCACGATAGGACTCTATGAGGGGCATACGGTTACATTCGTGTGTCTTCAGATAGCTTACTGGATGGGTTTCTCTACCGTCCTCTTGGTAGGGATTGACCATCGGTACTCGTTTGAAGGAAGTCCAAATCAAGAGCTTATTGCACAAGGACCAGATAAGAACCATGCGGATGAATCCTACTTCTCTGATGGGACGAAGTGGCACGCACCCGACTTACAGAGATCGGGAGAGGCGTATCAGATGGCGAGAGAAGCATTCGAGGCAGATGGACGGAGAATAATCAACCTGACGCCGAATTCTGCGCTTGACGTATTTGAGAGGGACACATGGACGAGGTGGTGATCCTCGTCGGCATCAATCAATGGGAGGAATTCACACGTCCTGCCATTCGATCTATTCTATCCTTCGATCCGGGGATTGAACTCTTCGTGATAGACAACGCCTCCGATCCTCCGTATCCCCAAGAAGAAGGAGTACACATCATCCGGTCTTTGGAGAGGGTTTGTTATTCCAGGGCGATCAACTTCGGGATCACTACGGCGGACTCTCAATTGGAGCCTGATTGGTATGTCGTCTTGAACAATGACATCACCGCCACGGGGTCGATTCGGGAGGCTTTAGCTTGGATGACACAGGATACTTTGTGGGGCAATCAGCTCATCACCTACAAAGATATGAGATGGTTGGGGCTGTGGCTATTCGCCATTCCCCGCGAGGTTCGTAATGAGGTTGGGCTGTTCGATGAGCATTTCGAGGTCTGCGGTTTTGATGACTGTGACTACTGTCTTCGAGCGGCAAAACTGGGCTTCAGGATTGAGAAGTCATCCCTCCCGATAAAGCATTGGTGGGGGAAAACGAGATGGGGAATCCCTGGTTATGAGGGAATCCGGCTGAAGAACAAAGCCTATCTGGAAGCGAAGCATAACCTCAAGATCGGAGAGCAGGGAGATTGGAGGGTATTCGATTGAGAAAAGAAGAGCAACGACTGAGTAAGTTGCTGGGAATCCGTGTCCGTAAAAGCACAATGCGCCTATTGATGGCAAAAGCAATTTGGCGTGATACGACACCGACCGAACAGGCCAGATATATCTTGGAATGTCAATTGGTGGACTATAGTGATCTCCCATTGTTCAGGGCCCAGTAATCATGATCGGCATTGTCCCAGCCGCGGGTAAGTCGGAACGCTTCGGGGGGATGCTCAAGGAGCTTTTACCCTACGAGGGAGAATCCTTCCTCCGAAGGACCGTTCGCATTCTGAGGGCAAGATGTGACTACGTTGTGGTGGTAACGAATCCTCAGAAAATCATGGCGCATTCCTGGGAGCTAGCGCCATTCGGGAACATCTATCTCGTAGTCCAGCAAGGGACCAATCTTCTAGCGGGGATCAAGTCAGTCACCTTGAAAGCAGACTACTACCTCTTTGCAATGCCGGATACTCTCTTTTCAGACTTTCCCAAGGAGATCGACGAGAGCAAGTTCCTCGTTGGACTGTTCGACACCATCGAAGGACATAAGTTCGGGGTATGGCATGAGGGACAATTCGATGACAAGAATCCCAACAACAAAGGACTATCAGAGAAAGCCTGGGGGCTTCTGGGATGGCCTTACTCGGTGATGCAGATTCTCCGAGAGACATATCTAACAGACCACACTGAGGCGTTCAATCTAGCCTTAGAACTTACGCTCCATGAGACCTTCCAGATGGACTACTACTATGACGTAGCGGACTTCGAGAGTTACCGTGAGCTGGTATCCAAACACTTCAAAGCATCGTTTTGAACTGAGGACGGGGCATTGGAGGATGGAGATGTTTGAACCTTATATCATTCAGCATGGGTTCAGAAATCTGGACTTTTTTATCGCGACACCACTCGCGCGAGATTGGTACGATCCTCCCAAAAATTATGCGCTCCTAGAATACGAATGGGTGACAAAGAACATCCCCCTCAAGGGTAGAGTAGTAGTGGATGGGGGCTGTCATCATGGGCATTACTCCTTGGTGTTAGCCAAGCAAAATCCGAAGCAAATCATCATGGTGGACCCGCATATCGCTAACTTGGATGTGGCAGAGGTCAATCTATTCCTGAACTGTCTTCATAGAGGGATGAGTCTTAGATGTGCAGCACTCTGGAATCAGACCGGGGAGATCAACTATGATGGGCAATCCAATGGATCGATTTCATTCGGGGAGGGGATAAAGGTGGACTCGATCCGACTAGCAGACTTGAAACCCCAGGTGGTGAAGCTGGACATTGAAGGGGCTGAGTACGCGGTAGTCCCCGATGCCTTAGAGAGCTGCAACATAGACACATGGATCATCGAGGCGCATTCGGGGAACCGGACTGAGCCGAATGCACAGGACCATCTAGCGAGGTTGTTGAAGGATGATGGCTATAGGTTGGATTGGGTGAACCGCGAATCAATGCAGGTAGAACCCTACCAATTGGGGACGATCTGGCCGGATCACAGTACGCTGTTTGCCCGCCGATGAAAGTCTCTGCTATCGTCTCAGCCTACTATGCTGAACCCTACATCGAGGGGCGTATCCTGAACCTCCAGCAGCAGACCCTTCGGCCTCAGGTTGTTGTAGTGGCGCAAGAGAAGTCCATAGAGGTAAGGATAGCCGAAGGGATGCTAGAGGGAGAGGACGTGCTGATCGACACCCCAGACGTGCCTAGTATCTACACGGCATGGAATCTTGGCATTGAAGCTGCAAGAGGAGAATACATCACGAATGCGAATAGCGATGATCGACTAGCCAGTTATGCGATTGAGTTTCTTGCTTCAGCCTTAGACCGAAACCCAACTCACGCAGTAGCTTATGCCGACGTGGACATTGTAGAAGACCTCACAGGAGGCTTTAGCCACGCTTGGAGAACTGGATATTTCCGATGGGCTGAAGGTGGATTCGATGAGCTGATGAAGCACTGTTTTCTAGGGCCTCAGCCGATGTGGAGGAAGTCACTGCATGATAAGTACGGTCCCTTTGACGCCTCATTCCAGAGTGCAGGAGACTACGAATTCTGGCTGAGACTAGCAGCGCATAATGAGACCTTCCACCATCTGAGAGCATCATTAGGGATTTATCTCCGCAGATCAGATCAAGCCGAGGCGAGATTCAACAGAGATGGGACAGCGGGAAGGGAGATTGAGTTGGCTCGCCAAAGGTACTTCTAGCAACACTTCTTGCGTTCCCCTGATTATCGTGCTACATTGATAGCGTGACCCCCACGCCTACCGCTAAAGAGCGGGCCTTTGTGCTTGAATACCCCCAAGATTTCAATGCAACGCAGGCTGCTATCAGGGCTGGCTATTCAGCCAAAACTGCGCGGCAAGCTGCTACTCGGCTGTTGTCAAAAGTTCACATCCAAGAGGCGATAGACAACGAGTTCTCTAAGCGATCTCTGAGGCTGGACGAGATTCTAGCAAGGCTTACTGAACAGGCTACGGCCAGCGTCGGTGACTTCATCGTGGTGAATCCCGATGGGGACAGGATAGCCTTCAACCCCGAAGTTCTCAAGGAGAGAGGCCATCTAGTCAAACGAATTACTGCTAAGACCACAGTGAAGTATTCGGAAAAGGGAGATCAATTCGAATACACCACCTTGACTCTAGAGCTGCATGATGCACAGAAAGCTTTAGAGCTTCTTGGGAAGCACCGAGGAATGGCTACTGAGAGGATCGAGCAGACCGGAGAGGTAGTTGTCCGCGTCCAATACGAAACCCCTAGAGTTGACCGTCACCCTCAAGAGGCCCCACGACCGTCAGCTCCAGTTCATTGAGTCACCCGCCAAGCGAAAGATCATCCGAGCGGGCCGTAGAGGTGGGAAGACCACCGGCGCGGCCATCCTTGCGCTCCAAGGTTTCCTACAGGGAAGGCGTATTCTCTATGGCGCACCCACTCAGGAGCAGGTGGATCGTTTCTGGCATGAGTGCAAGATTGCCCTTCAAGAGACCATAGACTATGGGGTGTACTACAAGAACGAGACCAAGCACATCATCGAACTACTAGGGACGGAGCAGAGGATCAGGGGAAAGACTGCCTGGAACGCGGACACCTTACGGGGTGACTATGCCGACCTCTTGATCTTGGATGAGTTCCAGTTGATGTCAGATGACACTTGGAACGAAGTCGGTGCTCCGATGCTTCTGGATAACGACGGAGATGCAGTGTTTATCTTCACCCAGAAGCGAGGTAAGCACCATTCCAAGGAACTGTTCAAGCGGGCCTCCGAAGATACCACGGGAAGGTGGGCGACGTTCATCTTTTCCTCCCTAGAGAATCCTCACTTATCCCGCGTGGCCCTCTCCGAGATCGCCACGGACATGACGGAGCTAGCATACAAGGCAGAAATTCTGGCTGAGGAAGTAGATGACGATCCCAGAGCATTATGGAACCGCGAGATCATAGATCGAGTGAATAAGACCCCTGAGCTTATCAGGGTAGTGGTAGGCGTGGACCCTCAAGCTACTACGGGACAAACTGGTATTGTGGTTGCAGGAAAGGCAAAGATCGGGGAAGAATATCACGCCTATATCTTGGAGGATGCTACTCCTCCCGCAGGAGTCAAACCTGCCATCTGGGGAAGTGCGGCTGTGGCGGCATATCACAAGAACCAGGCCGACAGATTGATCGGTGAGGTGAATCACGGCGGAGACATGGTGGAGAATGTCATCCGCAGCGTTTCGGATGGTTCTGGTGTAGCGTATACTTCGGTCAGGGCTTCGCGAGGAAAAATGATCCGGGCGGAACCTATCGCAGCTCTGTATGAGAAGGGCCGCGTTCATCACGTTGGGGAACATACTGAATTGGAAGACGAGATGTGCAACTGGGTTCCCGGTATTTCAGATTGGTCCCCCAACAGGATCGACGCAATGGTATGGGCACTTACTGATTTGATGATTGGCGGGGAGCCTCACTTCGCATGGGCGTAATCAACCTTGGGAAGATCAACGGACAAGATTTCAAGGCCATCGTCTCTATCCCTGGTTGGCAAGCCGACAAGAT